CACCAGACTTGTATAGACAATACTCAGGAAAAGATGTTTATACATTTAGTATTTATCACTTGAACCCAAATGATATTGTAAAATTTACAGTTATTATTTGGTTAGAGGGTTGGGATATTGATTGTACCGATGACAAGATTGGTGGTGCAGTTCAATACGGTATGACAATAGGTATTGTAAATTATTACAAAGAAGAAGATTAAAAAAATAAAATAAAATTTAACAAGGAGAAATTAAAATGAAAAAATTAAGAAGAATGTTATTTTCATCAATTATTGCTTGTTTACTATGCTTCATTACATTAGGAACAAGTACATATGCATGGTTCTCAATGAACCAAAAAGTTTCTGTTACAGGTATGGCTGTTACTACAGCTGTAAATGATAACTTATTTATTGCTCAATCAACTGCTAGCAATAATAAATTAGCAGATGCTGATTTTAGAAATGCTTTACATTATACTGCTGAAGCTGCTAAATTACAACCTGTTTCTACAGTAGATGCTAATAATTTCTATTATACAAATGAAGCTGCTGCTGATGGACATAAAGTTAGTGGCAATTACACTGCTTTAGCTAATAATGATATACTTGTTAATAGCACTCATTATCAAGGATATGCTGATTATGTATTCGAATTAAAAGCTATTAATGCTAATGATACAAATGAATATGTTAACTTAACTAAGTTAAATATTTTATATGAAGGTGATGTTACAAAAGTTACTCATGCATTCCGTGTTGCTATTTTTGTTCAAGCTAATACTAGTGCATTCGATGATCTAACTGATGAACAAAAAGCTACTGCTTATACAGGTGCTTATGATGCTATTGGTGCTGTTAATTCTATTTTTGCTAAATCTGACTATGCTTACTTTACAACTGGTAAAGCTGTTAGTGCTACTGATGCATTAGCTGCTGTTTCTAATATTAATACTGCTGTTTCATTGCTAGTACCTGCAAATACAACAAAATACTTTAAAGTTACAGTTCGTATTTGGTTAGAAGGTGAAGATACAGACTGTTATAATACTAAGTTTGTAAACTTAACTAGTCAATGGGCTTTAGATTTAGCATTTGAATTACAAGCTAATAATACTGCTGCTGTTGCAGTTTTAAGTGCTGCTGCCAATGCTACAATTGCAAGTGATGGTACAACATTAACTGCTACATTAGTTAACACTCTTGGTGAAACTGCATCAACTTATGCATGGTATAAAGTTGGTCAAGCTGCTGCTGTTGCAACAACAGAAACATATGCACCAGCTGATACTGACAAATATTATTGTGTAATTACAACTGTTAAAGGCAACGAATATAGAACACCTGCAATTACTAAATAATTATTGTAGAATAAATTAAAAAGAGTCAGTAATTATTTACTGGCTCTTTAATTTTCAAGAAAGGAGAAAATCATGAGCAAAAGATTTAGAAAAGCTATTATAAGCTCAATTATATCAATTATTTTAATAATTCTTTGTTTGACTACATGTGCTTTTGCATGGTTTTCTTTAAGTACTGCAAAAAATATTGATGGTCCAGCAATTGAAATAAATGCCTCTGGTATGGCTGTAAATTATGAAGTTTATAAATATGAGAATGATGAATTTATAGAAGCAACTAATTCAAGTGGAGCTTTTAATTTAAGAGCTTATGATTCTATTATTCAATCAAGAAATAATAATATTTCGATTATTTTAAAATTATTTATAACTGGGCAACCAATATTAGACCATCAAGATATTACTATTATAATTACTTATAATAATACTCCAATGAGTGGTATGTATTTATCAAATGTAGTTTATTTTAAGTTTGCTACATTAAATATAAATTCGAATGACCCAGAAACAATTTATACTTGTGCTATAAATAGTTTTGATCAAAACAATAATAAATATACTTTTATAAATAACAATGATAAAAATAGTATAAGTTATATAATTTCTAATTATGAAAATTACATAGTTAATAATGCTTTAGAAGTTTATGTTCAGATAAACTATGATCAAGATTTAGTTGAATCATCTGGAACAATTAGTTTAGAAGATTTTAATTCAGAGATTACATATACTTCTGACATTACTACTTTAAGTATTTTTGCAGGAGATAATTAATATGAAGAAAATTTTTACTTTAATTATTTCAGTTTTATTAGTATTTTTCAGTTTAATTAGTATAACTTATGCTTGGCTAACTCTACAAACAAGCATTGATTTACCACTTTCAGGAAGTGTATTTACTGCATATTTTCATTGTGGAACTGGTACTGAACAAGACCCATATGTAATTACAAAACCACAACATTTATATAACTTAACAATGCTTTATCAACATTTAAATGGTTTTGATGAAGACCAAGTTTATATTGAAATTGGTTGTGATGGAAATTGTGGTCATACTCATAATAATGATTTATTAATTGGTGGCCAAGCTACTACTTTAGATATGTCAGATTATGATGATTTTGTGCCAATTGGAACATATGCACATCCATTTAAAGGTATATTAAATGGTAACAATTTTATTGTTGATAGCCTATCTATTGTCGGTCAAAGTGAACAAGGTGTCGGTATTTTTGGTTATGTAACTAATGAAGCTAATATTAGTGATATTTATTTTGATAATTTAATTATAGATATTTCTAATTGTTCAAATAATAGTTATGTTGGTTATATTGCAGGTTATATTGAAGATGCAACTTGTTTTGAAAACGTTTACATAAATAATTGTGAACTTTGTGGAACTGCAAGTAATTTCCAAAGTGAATGGGGATATTTTGGTAAATGTGATAATGCTGCAACTTTAGAACAATTTATTAAGAAAGCAAATGGTGAAGGCCAAGGTAATGACTGGGGTGGATCTATTGATATGCTTTCATTAAATCAACGTATTAGATATTTTCTAAATAATGTTAGCAAAACAGGTTTAAATGCCGGCACTTATAATTATGCAACAGCTGTAACATATAATAAGTCTATCTATACAAAATCTAGTAGTAATGTATTTAGATATTATGTTGATGATTATCAATCTTATTCAACATATTCTGGTTCTACTTATAATAATGACCCAGCATCAAATCAAATTATTTATCGTTTTGTTGGTGGTGCAAATAATGCTCGTGCAACAACAAGTAATCCAACTTCAACTTCTGGTACATATTTCTATGATATTCCAGCTTCTTATGTTCCATTATTAACAAAAGGTGAATCAGAAGGTTATGCAGTTGAAGAGGGAAATACAGGATATTTTGCTGGTGATTTAATGCACGGTAGTAATACTTTAAGAACTGCATCTTATGCAAATAGCTATATTGGAAATTCTTATGCAAATGGTGAATTAGAAGTATTATCAAATTCTACAGTTTCTTATAATGCAAATAATTATAAGAAAATTAATAATGGTCATACTAATAATTTATTATCTGGTTATTCTGCAGATATTGCTGCTGACAAATATCCAGGTTATGCAAATGCATATCAAAAAATGTGTGGTGTTTTAAGTTCTTCAACTTTTGTTCAAGGACTTCACTTTACAGGAAGCACAATTAGTTCATCAAGTACAACTACTGTTCCAAAAGCTTATATTAATGGTCAGTTAATAAATAATTATAAAACATTAAGAAGCTCAGTAGATTTTTATGCTAAAGAAAATGGTTCAATTAAATTCTTTGCAGGTAGTTATTATAATACTGTTGGAACAAATTCAGATTCATTCTTCTCATTGCATACTGTAACAAGAAGTGGAAATAATATAACTACAAATCAAATTTTTTATATTTATGCTAATACAAATGAAGCAACAAAGAAAACTTATCCACATTTGTATTATGATGAAAATAATAATTTAATTGCTGCAGGTTATGGAAATAATGTAACTAAAGGTGATTTAGAATTTGATATGAGATGGCTTCATAATGCTCCACCTGTTGCAAATGCAGTTTATTATTTTGAAATTCCCGTAAATGCTGGTGAATTTGCTCTTGGCTCTGTTGCAGCTAATAAAACAAAAGGTACATATTTAATGTATCTTGATATTGGTTCAAATGGTGCAAGTGATGATAATGATAAGATTGATGATTTTGGCTCAGTTGAATATAGAACAAATCCAAACACAATAGATCACAGTATTTTAATTTTAAGATATGACCAAAATTCTGAAATTGATTTTAGTATTAAAGTAGAGTTTACAAATAATACTTATACTATTACAACAAGTGAAAATATTACAGTCATAATTGCAATTTTAGATGACGATTATACTTATATATTTGATGATGAAACACTGTCCTCAACCACAGGACAATATATAAGACCACAGACGTAATTAAGTTTACGTCTTTTTTAAATTTTAGATCTTTTTATTGTATAATATATGTAAAGATATAAAAGGAGAAAAAATTATGCATTTTACTAGTGCTAGTGCAAACAAGTATTTGAATCAATTAAATGCTGAAAAAGATTTAATTGTTAGTCGTGAACGTGATGTTGCAACATTTACTGCTGCTACAGTTGAAAAACTTGAAGAAGTTGCTCCAAAGTATGATTTTCATGAAACTCAAGCAAAGTTATTTGAAATTGAAGATAAGATTATTAGATTAAAACATGCATTAAATGTATTTAATACTACTACAGTTTTAGAAAGTTTTATCACATCAAATGGTGAAGCATTGACTGTTGATAGTGCATTAGTTTATATGGCTATTTTAAGTCAAAGAATTTCAAAGTATGAGCGTATGGCAAAAACTGAAGCTAAGAAATCTTATAGCTATAGCAATGGTTTAATTGTTTATAGATATGCAAATTACTCAGTACCACAAGCTAAATTTGCTTATGAAAATGCTCAAAAAGAATTACATGAATTACAGTTAGCTTTAGATAAAGTTAATAATACTGTTGAATTTGAAGTTAATTTAGATTAATTAAAATTTCCGGATATTACTAGATAGCAAAGCCCGCCAACTAGGACTTATTCACTTGATGACAAGATTGTAAATGTATGGGTTTAATGTTTTGAGGTTTTTAGTTATAAGTTATTTCTTTTAAGGAAGTTATTGATAGATGTAAAAGTTAAAACCTTAAACAAAAAGTTAAATTTTTCAAATTTGTATTACACAAATTATTTACAAAAATATACTTTTCTGGTAATATGAAAACTTTTGGTTGTGGAAGTTCCCGGTTTCAAACAATCTTCTTAAAAATATTGTATAATATAATAGAATATAAAAATATTCGAGTAGTCTCAAAAGGACAATTTTATAACCCAAAAGGTAAAGGAGAATAATAATGAGTATTTACAGTGGAAAATGTGATCTTTATGACCATATAGCAGGCTTAGGTGGCTGGTATAATAGAGACGGTAAACCTGTTAGTTTTAATGATCCAGATGTTCATGTATTTTATTCAGATGAATATCGAGATTTCTTAGAATTTAAAAAACGTACAAATGGTACAATGTATCAACACAAGAAAGTTAAAGTAACTGAATGGAATCAAGATGAAGTTACTAAAAAGACTGATCATTTTAAAGTTATCGAACATAAGGAAATTGTTGCTGATAAACGTTTAAAAGAAGGCCAAAGAGAAAAAGTTACTTATACTTATGAATATTTTGGCAGAGAATATAATTCTCTTAAAGAATTAAATAAGCATGGTGTTTATGTAACTATGGAAATTCATTTTGAAACTTTATTAGATTTAATTCCATATTATCCATATTTAGTTTCAATGAGTATGAGTGATAAAGGTAAAGAAATTGTTTACCTTTCACAAGAAAGTTTTGTTGATTCAGAACGTGATGATAACTATGAACACGGCTTCTTTTCAGAATTTTGGGAACATTATAAGAGAGATTTACAAGATCATTATCGTGATATTGTATTAACTTATTTTAATCCAGAAGGCAGAGAAAATCGAGAAATAGTTGTATTTGATGAAAATAGACGTGGTTGCGTATCAAAACCAATTGATTCTAATTTTAATGTAATATGGGATTTTGGTGATGGCCCAATTAAGAGTCATTGGACTTCGCCTAAAGTAATCAATGCAGAAACTGGTGAAATTGAAATAAGTAAAGAAGATTATGAAAGTTATTTAGGTCATACTGTTTCAGTTTATTATGTTGAAGCTAAAGAATATCCTATTAAAATTAGCTAATGGTGATAATTATGGAAAATAAAACAATAGCTGTAGATTTAAAAGATTTTTATCAATTGTTAATTGCAGAATGTCGTTATGGCTATACTCGTAATAATCATTTAATGCCAAGTGGTGCCTATGATAAAGTTAAATATTATTTTCCAAAAATGTTTGAAATTGATAATGATTATGCAATTTATACATTAAAACAACTTTGCGATGAATGTATTAGTCAACAATTAATTATGAATTTTTATGATGGCGAAGATGACGAATACAATAGTCATAAAGAAGCAATAGAATTTATTTCTTGGTGCTTAAATGAAATTCATAAAGTAGATACTTATTGGTTTCCATATAATATGGATCAATATTTAGAAAATCTTAAAAAAGATGATGAGCCAAGATATAATGTTTATATTATGGAAGGTAAGACAAAATTATTATTAACTAAAAAACCAGTAAGTGTTAATGATTATTTTAAAGTTATTGTTGATACGATAAATTCTGACAGTGCTATTTTTAGAAAAGAAACTATTAGAGCTTTAGATAAAGAAGAACCAAAAAGTAAATATGATGATTATATTTATCATATTTTAGAACCTGTTCAAAAAGATTTTTATGTAGAACATATTTAAAATATATACACGGGCAGTCTCACGTGTGGCAAGGATGCTCTTCCTGCCGGATAGACCAGACCTCTTTGTAGTGTTGACGCGTAAGGTAAATGCTACCGCCATGTCGGTGAAAGATGACAAGGGGATTTAGTTAATTTCTACCCAAAGCCGTGAAATTAATAAAGAGTATTATTTTTGAAACAAATTGTCGTTGAATGAATGACAAATAAACAAAACATTCAATAATTCCTCCTAAATGCTAATATTTCATATTTAATTCCTCCTGTTTGAAATATAAGTGACGGCAGTTTCTTCAAAAAAAATTTGCAAAATTTATTGTATAATATATATAGGGGTTTCGGTAAGTGGTTATGCCAGGAGTCTTCAAAACTTCTATCGTGGGTTCGAATCCTACAACCCCTGCCATTTAATAAATTGCCAGTTTAATTTTTTATTAAATTGGCTTTTTTAATTTTAAAATATTATAAAAAATATTGTATAATATATAGTAGATGAGGTATTTAATATGAGTTATATTGAAACAAAAACTATTCCTGTCCTAGTATTTGATGAGAAGCCAGTTTTACCAGGTAGTAGAATACACTTAGTAACTTCAAGTCAATTTTTCAAGGACTGTTATACAGTTTCACAAGAGCAATATAATTGCGAAGTTGGTTTATTGTTTAGAACACCAATGACAAGTGAAATTAAATCAGCAGGAGTATTTGGCTATTTTAGAAATGTTACTTTTGTTGATGATGAAAATATAACATTTGATCTTGAAATAGAAAAGAGATTGGAATTAGTTGAATTTGGAAGTGCTGCTTCCGCAGATAATCCAAATGTTAATTGCCAAACTGCAAATGTTAATATCTATAATGATGATAGTGAAAATCTTAGTCCAGAAGATGATGCAGTATTTATGTATATCAGAAAGAAAGCTAAGAAATTTCAAAATCATATTTTTAAAGACCCTCTTGCAGTTCAACAATATATAAATATTGATAATAGAAAATCGTTACTATGTGATTTAATTGCAGCTAATTTAACAACTATTCAAGTTGATATTTATGATTTCTTATCTGATTTTAATTTTACAAGCAGACTAAATAAATTAGCAAAACTTTTAGCTCAAGTAGAAAAACTTTTAGAATTAGATATTCAAGTTGAAGAAAAAGTTCAAGAAGAATTACAAAAAGAACAAAAAGAATATTATCTAAGAAAAAAGATTAAAATTATTCAAGAAGACTTAGGTGATATTGATAAAGCTTCTGCTGATGCTGATGAATTAAGAGAAAAGATTAAATCTGCCGGAATGCATGAAACTGCAGAAAAGCAAGCTCTTAAAGAATTAAAGAGATATCAATCAACAATTTCTAACTCACCAGAATCAACAATTATTAGAAATTATCTTGATACTTTACTTGCACTTCCTTGGCAAATTAGAACTGAAGATAATACAGATATTGATGCAGTTAAAGCTAAACTTGATGAAACACATTCAGGCTTAGATAAACCTAAAGAAAGAATTTTAGATTATCTTGCAGTTAAATTATATTCTCAAAGAACACCACAAACTATTCTTTGTTTAGTAGGTCCTCCAGGAACTGGTAAAACTACAATTGCAAAATCAATTGCAGAAGCACTTGGAAGAAAGTTTGTAAAACAATCTTTGGGTGGTGTAAAAGATGAAGCTGAAATTCGTGGTCATAGAAGAACTTATTTAGGTGCTTTGCCTGGCCGTATCATTAATGGTATTAAAGAAGCAGGTTCAAAAAATCCTGTATTCTTACTTGATGAAATTGATAAACTTGGTGCTGATTATAAAGGTGATCCAAGTGCATCATTACTTGAAGTTTTAGACCCTGCACAAAATGAACATTTCATGGATCATTATCTTGAATTAGAATTTGATTTATCAGAAGTAATGTTTATTTGTACAGCTAATGATTTATATTCAATTCCAGGACCTTTAAGAGATAGAATGGAAATTATTGAATTATCAAGTTATACAAGACTTGAAAAATTTAAAATTGCTCGTGAACATGCAATTAATAAATCATTAGAAAAGAATGGTCTTGAACCTGAAAAGTTTGAAATAACTGATGAAGCATTAAATGAGTTAATTAGATATTATACTCGTGAAGCAGGTGCTCGTCAATTAGAACGTTGTTTAGATACTGTTGTTAGACGTTCAATTAAAAAGATTATGTCTGAAAAAGTAGCTAAAGTTGTAGTTGACTCTGCATTATTAAAAGAAATGCTTGGTAAGAGAAAATATGATTATGACGTTGTTGAAAAAGAAGATTTAGTTGGTGTTGTAAATGGTCTTGCTTATACAGATTTTGGTGGGGATGTTTTACAAATTGAAGCTGTAGCAAATTATCCAAGAGATGATAAAGAAACTGGAAAATATACAATTACTGGTAATCTTGGCAATGTAATGAAAGAATCTGCCGATGCTGCTTATAATTGGATTATGTCTCATAAAGATTTATTTGACTTTACAAAAACACAAGCTAACTCAGAATTACATATTCACTGTCCAGAAGGCGCAACTCCTAAAGATGGTCCATCAGCTGGTGTTACATTTGTTACTGCAATGTTAAGTGCTATTACAAATACCCCAGTAAAACATAATGTTGGTATGACTGGTGAAATTACTTTAAGAGGTCGTATCCTTCCAATTGGTGGTTTAAAAGAAAAATCAATTGCAGCTTATACTGCAGGTCTTGATACAATATTTATTCCAAAAGAAAATGAACGTGATGTTGAAGAACTTCCAGAAGAAATTAAAAATAATTTAACTATTATTCCAGTTAGTCATATTGAAGAATTAATTTCACAAGTAATGACTAAAAATCTTTTAGAGGCTGAAACTTATGGACAAGCCTAATACACATAGAGAATACGATTTTTCATTTGAAGACTTTTTTAATGATTTAATAGATGGAAAAATACCTGAAATTTTTAAAAAAGGTACAATGCTTTCTGGAATAAAACCAAGTGGTTCATTAACTTTAGGAAATTATATTGGAGCAATTAAACCTTTTGTAAGTTATCAAGATGAGTATAAATTATACGTGTTTATTGCAGACTTACATGCATTAACTCTTCCAATAAAACCAGAAGAGCTTAAAGAAAATTCGCTAAATTTAATTGCTGTCTATCTTGCTGCTGGGCTAGACCCTAATAAAGCAGTATTGTTTAAACAGTCAGATATTCCTGCTCATAATCAATTAGAGTGGATATTAACTTGCAATTCAGTTTTACGTAATTTTTTAGAGATGAATCAATATAAAATGAAAGCATCTCAAATAACTGCGCATGAAGGAATTCCAACAGGTATATTAATGTATCCAAGCTTAATGGCTGCTGATATATTATTATATGATACAGATTTTGTTCCAGTTGGAATTGACCAAATGCAACATGTTGAGTTAACACATGACTTAGCAAAAAGATTTAATAATGTTTATGGTGAAACATTTAAATTGCCAAAACCTATTATTTCCAAAACTGGTGCTAAGATTATGTCATTATCTAACCCAACAAAAAAGATGAGTAAATCAGAATCTGATAAAGGAACTATTTATTTATTAGATGATATTGAAATTACTCATAAGAAAATTATGAAAGCTGTAACAGATGCTGAAAGTAAAATTTACTATGATCCAGAAAAGAAACCTGGAATTAGTAATTTACTTTCAATCTATGCAGGTATTAAAGATATTTCAATTGAAGAAGCTGTTAATATTTTTAAAGATGAAAAAGATTATGGAGTTTTTAAAAGAGCAGTTTCTAAAGTTGTTTGTGATGAATGTTTAAGAATTCAAGAACAAGTTAAATCATTAAAAGAAAATAAAGATCAATTAAATAAAATTTTAGAAAATGGTGCAAAAATAGCACAAGAAAAAGCAAATTTAAAAATTTCTGAAATTTATTCAAAAATTGGTTTAAAATTTTAAAAAATTTATTGTATAATAATATGTAGGTATCAAGGTGCTACTTAAACTATCAAATACTAGTTAATGTTTAAGAGTTTATCAAATCCAGGTAATTGGACTCCTGTAAGTCTACCAATGCTAAGTTGTGGTGCGTTATAAAATTAGTAATTATTGAAAGCAACTTAGAATAGTATGTAGTTTGGCTTTTATAAGCAGTCAAGAGATAAGTGTAATGCGAGAGTACAGAATGCTGAAATAGGAAGAATTGTGCGATTCAGCTGAATATTGATAATAAGATATCTTACAGTTTAGATTATAGTACAACACGTACGAACAGTTTTTCTTTAACTTTTCTGGGCATAAAAAGTTAAATTATTAAAATATTAAAATATTAAAAAAATATTAGCTAAATTAAAATGTGAAAAGCATTTAACTAATTAGCTAATGTGCTAATTATATTTATAGAAAAATTTTAAAAGGAGAAAAGTGACATGCTATTCAATATGATATGTAAACAATATAATAATCATAGAGAACCCGGTTTTGATAGTTTAGCGTCTATTAAAGCTCTTTTTGTCACACCTTCATACCTTTTAAAGAAAGACCCATTATTTATATCGTCCATCTTTAATTCTAAAAATATAAAAGTAGCCAGTATGAGTAGATTGGTGAGTTAGACCTTGCGCAATCTAACGTATTTTTAGAAAAGATGTCCATATATATCTTTGGGTCCGTGAGGATCCATTTTTTTATGCTCAAATCCTAAAGTTAGAAATTAGAAAACGTTTTCATTAAATTTTCTATTTACAAATTAAAAACTTTGTGTTATAATTATATACGTAAAATTTATAGGGTGGTAGCCAAGCGGCTTAAGGCATCGGACTTTGACTCCGACATTTCGAAGGTTCGAATCCTTCTCGCCCTGCCAAAAAATATTAATAAAGGAGAATAGACGCATGAAGCGAAAATCTATTAAAGAAACAATTAAATATCGAAAACTAAATGCGCCTATGGCTCAAAGGTAAAGCAACGGACTTTTAATCCGTGGATTGCAAGTTCGAGTCTTGCTAGGCGCACCATGCGCTGGTAGCTCAGTCGGTAGAGCACATGACTTTTAATCATGGGGTCAAGAGTTCGAACCTCTTCCGGCGCACCATAAATGCGCGTCTTTAACTCAGCTGGTAGAGTAGCAGACTCTTAATCTGTTGGTCCAGAGTTCGAATCTCTGAAGACGCACCAAATAACTGGGGCTGTAGTTCATCTGGGAGAACGTCTGTTTTGCAAGCAGAAGGTAGAGGGTTCGAGTCCCTCCAGGTCCACCAAAAATATCTCCATAGGCTAACGGATAGACCAATGGCCTTCTAAGCCATATGTGAAGGTTCGATTCCTTCTGGGGATGCCAAATAAAATGCAGATGTCGGATAATGGTTAGTCCGCTTGCTTGCCATGCAAGAAGTGGGGGTTCGATTCCCCTCATCTGCTCCATTTATGCGTAGTTCATTTGCGGCTTTTCTAACAAGCATATAAAAATAGCTAGCTCATTAAAGTTAAAGTCGCGTATGCTCTGATAACTCAGTTGGGAGAGTGTCAGTCTTACAAACTGATGGTCGTAGGTTCGAGCCCTGCTCAGAGCACCATAATGGCCCGGTGGTGGAACAGGTAGACACGTGGCACTTAAAATGCCATGCCGTATGGCGTGAGGGTTCAAGTCCCTCCCGGGCCACCAAAAAGACAAATTGAGCCTATGCTTATTTCTTGCTTATAGCGATTGACTTTTAATCAATACAGTAGCTAGGCCTTATAATTGGCTCTCTGGCAGAGATGGTCTATGCAGCGGACTGAAAATCCGCAGAACTTGGTTCGAGTCCAAGGGGAGCCACCATAATGTGTATAATTGGTAAGCTGGCAGTCTTGATTTTTATTAAAAATTATTTGCTAAATTAAATGTAATAGGAGACTTAATAATTATGGCAGATAAAATTTATTATTGCAAGTTTTGTGGAAGACCATGTTTATCACCATCTGGTAATGGAGTACATGAAAGACAGTGTATTAAAAATCCTAATAGAAAATTACCAGAATTTACAGAAGAGTCTAAAAAACGTCAAGCTTGGAGTAAAGGTTTAAATAAAGAAACTGATATACGTTTAAAAGAAAAAGCAATTAGAGCAAAAGGTAAAAATACACAACCATATAATGGACATGCTTCAACAGCAGAAAAAGAAATTTTAAGAAGACAAAAAATCTCTACTACTATGAAAGCTAATAAAAAAGCTGGTGGTTTACGTCAAGGCTCTGGACGAGGTAAAAAAGGTTGGTATAAAGGATTTTTCTGTGACTCTACTTATGAACTAGCTTATATAATTTATAATTTAGATCATAATATTAGTTTTAAACGCTGTCCAAAAACTATAAAATATGAATATACTTATAATAATGAAAAGCATATTTATTATCCGGATTTTATTTTAGATGACGGAACTTTAGTTGAAATAAAAGGCTATCATACAAATATTGTTGATATAAAAATACAAGCAGTTAAAGATAGACCAATTAAGATACTATATGAGAAAGATTTAAAATATGCTTTTGATTATATAAAAGATTATTATAATATAACTAAAATTGAAGAGTTATATGAAAAATAATCTCTTGGAGAGATGCGCAAGTGGTCAAAAGCGCCTAGACTTGAAATCTTGTGTGAGCTAATTACTCCCGTGGGTTCGAATCCCACTCTCTCCGCCATATATGCGCTCGTAACCGAACTGGCATAGGTACTAGTCTTAGAAACTAGGTTTTGTAGGTTCGACTCCTACCGGGCGCACCAAATGCCTTACTATTCCAATTGGTAGAGAAAGATGGCTCAAACCCATTAAAATATAGGTTCGAATCCTATGTAAGGTACCAATGCATCAGTAGCCAAGTAGCAAGGCAATGGTCTGCAACACCATGAGCGTTGGTGCAACTCCAACCTGATGCTCCAATATATGGAGTTGTTGGTGAAATGGTCATCACGGCAGGTTGTGGCCCTGCAGTTGTCAGTTCAATTCTGGTACAACTCCCCAAATAATTTTAATTTAAAGCAAAAATTTA